CTTTTAATCCAAACTCATATAGTTTAGATTCTTCTTCGTTTAAATCGGCAACTTCTTTAATTGTAGTTGTAATAGAACCATCATCATTTCTCATTGATACTGCAACTGGTTCTTCGTTTAAAGATTCTATTACAGATTCCATTAAACCAATTGCAGTAGTACCAACAATTCTTTCAGCTCCATCAGCATATTTCTTATTTAAGATTGCTACTTTAGCACCACCTATATTAATTACATACATTGGTAACATACTTGTACTAAAGTGATAATCTTTGATTTTTGCTTTCTTTAATTCTTTACCTATATCCATAAAAGATTTAGCACCTTTTACGAGGTCAGCAAGTTTATCTAATGTCTTATCATGTTTTCCTTCTGAGATATTAGTTGAACAACCTCCTTCAGTTACTCCACCACATCCACATCCACAATCTGATTTAGATTCATTCATACCTAAACGTTGTTTCATTTCATCTTCGGTTATCTCACCGATTTTGTAGTATCTTGAAAGGATATTACCCATATCCTCATATAGACCATGCATTCTTTGGTCTAAGTTTCTAGCCTCTTTGGCAACTTTATCAAATTGAGAACCTAACTTAGTTAGTTCACTCATGTTTCTTTTTACTGTATGTTTATCAAACCAATCATCAGCTTCTCTTAGAGCAAGTTCTCTAGCAGCTTCTGTGATACCACCTAAAGTTTCAGCAACTTCAATGATATCAGATTTTCTATCCATTGATTCGTGATATTTGTTGTATGTAGAAACGATTTCTAGGAAATGTTTTTTAACTTCACTAGTTAATCCTCTATCTTCGGATTCTTTAAGTATATCTCTTAGTTTCATGTTCTCTCCTTATTTTATTTTACCTCTCTTTGCATCTCTTTTTAAATCTTCGAGAGCATTGATTTGGTCTTGTATTGCCTGTTCTAAACTTACACTTCTGTATTTAGCTTGTTTTCTAACAGCCAACATTGCAATTCTTTTTTCTTCAGTAGATGGTCCTTCATTGATTACATCTTCCATCATATCTCCTATTGAGATTCTTCCTTCTTGTTTTTGTTGTGCATCTTTGAAAGATTTTAATATTTTATTTGCCAATTTATGTGAACCACTCATTTTTAAATCAAATACTATGGATTCCATCGCAGTAGCACCACCCCATCCAGCAGCCTGTGATGCCTCGATACCTAAGTTTCTTGCGTCATCATCAACATCATCAGCGTATTGAGATGCATATTTTTCTCTAACTGCATCCATCTTCTTTTCATAATCAGGGTCATCAAACTTAGGATAGTTTGGTCTTTCTCTCAATTCTGGTTTACCTTCTAAATCGGCAACCAACCATCTAGCCTCAGTATGAAAGTTAGAATCAGTTAAGGCTTCAACCGCAGCTTGTGCCATTTTCTTTTCGTATTCTTCTTTACCTAATTTTTTTGATGAGATTCCCATTTTATCAGCTATCTTACGAACTTGTTTGTTAACCTTAGGGTCTGCTTGACCAGTTCCTTCTACTGAGTTAGGTTGTGAAATATCATTACTATCATCTTTTTTAGGTTCTTCTTTTGGAGAATCTAAAGTCATTTTCTTATCAAATAAATCTTTTAAATCTTTTCTTACATCCGCACTTCTAACAAAATCTGAGCCAGAATCTTCAATATCACCTACTAATGATTTTGCAATTTCCAAATCTTTTCCTTTAAGATATGGGAATATATCTGATTCTGCATAATCTCTTATTTCATCACCATCTAAATCACCAATATTATTTTGAACATCATCTATCTGTGCATCGGTGGCAGAATCTCTCTTAGGTTCTTCTTTATCTTTTTTAAATATGTTTACTTTAGGAGTATCTTTTTTACCAGGTTCTTGTACGGCACCATCTTTATCACCTTTTCTTTTTTCATGAGTTCCAGCCTTAATAGCTGCGTCTCTTGCTGCTTTTGATTTAAATACCGATGTTGTGCCAGTTTCTTTACTTGTTGCAGTAAATACTTCTGCTTCGTTAATTGGTTTTAATCCTATTATTTGTCCTAGTTGTATCATTAATTTAACTCCGTAATTATTTCTCTCATTAAATCTTGAGCTTTACAATATTCATTACAAACCTCAGATATAACTTGTTTAGATTCGTTAACAGGTGTCATAAATGCACCATGTGTAGATGGATTGGATACAAAATCCCACCCAAGTAATTCAAAATCTTCTCCTACTTGTACTCTTCCTTTACCGATAGGTTCTACTGAACCCATACCTCTTGAAGATATTCCTAGAAGAATATTTGCTTTTAATAATTCTTTTAATATATTACCAGAAGGAGTTGGTAGGATTTCTACTGTACCTACTAAATCGTTTCCTTCCCAATGAATTTCTCTAACGTTGTGAGATACATTCTTCAAGTTTATTACAGAAGAATCTGGATGGTCTAATTCACCCAACGCTCTTCTTTCTTTAATAAGAGTTTCATATTTTTTTGCTTCTCTCATTAGAATTGACTTTGGATATACTCTTTCGTTTTGATTTGGAGCCTCTGCACGTTGTAGAACACCCTTAACGATAGTTCTTCCTTCGGAATCTTCGTTAACTCTTCCCTCAAATAATCTAGTTTCTATTAGTAATTGTCCCATTATGCTCCCCAAGTTTTTCTTTTCTTAAACAAATCAAAAAATATTGCAGATACTTCTTGTCTAATCAATTCACGAATCTGTTTTTCATCTTCGTTAGTGATTTCCTCTTTAATAAGAAAATGGTTGATACCAAATTTTACGTTATCAACCTCCTCATTAATAATATCTAACAATCTCTCCTTTGTCATATTATTTTACTTTATCTTAGATGAATCAGATGCATCTTTAGATGGTTTGGCGTTATCACCTTTACCAATTTGAGATGAAGCTAATTCTTCATTCTTTTTTCCTTTACCTTTCCATGCTTTCTGAATCTTGTTGAAGAACGCTTTCTTTTCTTCATCAGACATGGATGGAATTGATTTACCGCTTTTTTCTAGTGCCTTCTTAAAGAAAGTCTGATATTCAGATTCTTCTCTAAGTACATCTGCGATAATTTCTTTTAATCTACTTTTTGTTATTTTCATTGGTCTAACTCCTTTATACTATTGGCTATATTAATTAATCTTTCCTTCACATTATAAATATGACGATGAGTCCTCTTCCAATAATTATTTTTATCAAGTTCATTCATCGTTTTAATCTTATTATACCAGTTGAAGAACTTTTCAACTTCAGCCAATTGGTATTTAAGTTCTTTTAAACCCACAGCTAATTTTTGATTTGGAGAACGAGTTTCATCATTCTTCAATGCCAACCAACGATTAACTGGTGTTTTAATTTTTGCTTCACCTACAATCTTATATCCCATTTGTTGGGCAATCTTTTTTCTCCTATCTTTCTTTCCTTTACCAGAAAAAGCATAAGGAGTTTGATACCCATCAACATTAGCAGTAGTAGTTTGTTCTTCTAACTCTTCTTCTACTTCTTTTATAAGTTCAGCAATAAAATCTTTATACTTACTTTCTAACATTCTTCATTTCCTTTACTAATTCATATCCAATCATAATTGCTGAAACTTGTGAATCGGATACTTTCTTTCTAACTTTTTGTCTTTTTAGAAGGTTTAAAGTTTCTTTTAACTTAATTTTAGTAACTTTATCAGAAGTTTTGGTATATTCTTCGTGTAATGAAGTAACTAATTCTTTTAGTCTTAAGTTGAAATATTCTTTAAACTTACTAGTATTGTTAATATTGTTAATATATTCTTTTAACAATGATTTCTGTGAAGAATCTAGTTTTGTGTATTTTTTATTGAAAGATTCGATTAGTATTCTATAAGAAAGCATTCTCATATCTTTCTCTTGTTTTTTGTACATTTCAATTGTTCTATCTTCAACTAGTTTTTGTTTGTTTTTGATAGAATCATTTATAATATGTTCTACTAAAGTGAATCTTGCGTTCAAATTATCTTTAATATCGAATTGCTCTACTTGTTTAGCTTCAAAAATTTTGTATATTGATGCATAAGTTTTGTAGTTTGTAAGAGGTGAGTTTAAGAATTCATCTATATTAAATGATTCTTGTATCTTTTTAATAAGATTATATTTTTCTTTTAGAATTTTTTGAGTATCTATTTTAGAGTGTGCTTCTAGTACTACATCAATGAACTTTTCTGCTCTTGATTCTGAATTGTACTTTTCTTTTAGTAGTAAATCGTACAACTTTTTCTCTTTAGAAATTTCTGTACCTTGCTTAAAGAACTCTTTAATTATGTTTTTAGCTTTCTCATCACCTCCGTTTAGAATCTCTAATGTGATTTGTCTAACTAGTAGTTCAAACAAAATACCAGTGTTCTTAAATTTTGAATGTTTTATTTTTTTCATTTTTTGTCCTACAATTTGATATACATACTAAAACTCTTATATAAATATAAAAATATTAATTTAACCTTAAATTTCTCTATCAGCCAATAGATTTTCTTCATTTAACATATCATTTTCAGTTAAATACTTTCTTTTTGAAGAAACTCCATTTACAATTTCCTTTGCTTTCTGATTAGAAACTCTTACCTTACTCTCTCTGGTTTGTCTTTTGTTGGTTTTAGTACGGTCGTCATCACCTAATGGGTCTCTTCCATATGGATGTTTATCCTTTTTGTAAGTTCCCCCTTCTCTAGGTCTACCACCTTTATCTTTAATTTCTTGTTTTATTTTTTCTAATGATTCTTCTACATCTTCTGGTTCATCCTCCATAGCAGGGTCATTACCCTCATCTTCAATAGAACGATGTCTAAATCTATCTTTTAAATCATTTATAATTTTAGTTTTTTGTGTAGCAAACTCTTGGTCAGACATTTTGAATATATTTTCATATACCCAATCCTTAGATAACATATTTAAATCTTTGATATCTGTTGCCAATCTAATTTTCTCACTCCACAAATTTACTTTTTCTTGTTCGTAAATTGTAGATGGGTTTACTAACGCCAACTCGAAGTTAGTCATCTCTGAATCTTCGATACCTTGTGAATATAAATGAACAATAGCAATCTTACTTAATTCAGATACAACAATTCTTTGTATTCTTTCAATTGTTCTTGCAAATCTTACATCTTCAGCAGCAAGTGTTGCTTTACCATTAACATTTTCATCATATCCCAAATATGCTTTTGGAATCTTAAGAGCTGCAAACAATTTATTTTTAAGATAATCGATATCATCAATAGATGAATACTCTAAACCACTTAAGTTATCAATAGCAGTTCCACTATCTCCACCCCTTACTGGTAGATAGAAATCTTCTGTAAGGTTTTGCATGTTGTACTTTAAGTTGTACTCACCTGTGTTTCTATCTAAGAAAGGAACTTTCTTCATCTTGTTGATAATTCTTTGCATATAGTTATCAACTTCGTTTGGTGGAATGTTACCAATATCAATTTTGAAAACTCTCTTCTCAGGTGCTCTCATGATTCTGTGAATCAACATTGCATCTTCCATAAGAGATAATTGTTTCCATAATCTTCTAGCATTTTCAACCATTGATTTACCATATGGTAACCAATTGGTATCTGCTAATAATCTAAAGTGTGCAATTTCCCAATTCTCATAATCAACTTTTCCATTGATATCATCTTCTATATGGAATTTAACGTAATTAGGATTCTCAGGGTCGGTTCTTTCTAATCTTTCGGTGTTATATACTGAGTAAGGTGTTACGTTAACGATACCTTTACCCTCAGCCATTTCTAAACCTAAGAAAAAATCTCCATACTTACACATATTTCTTACCCATGGCCATAAATTGAACTCTACGTTCATTATATCATAGAATAAGTTGTTAAGTATTTCTTGTACGTTCTCATTTGAGGAACGAATAGTTAATATATTTCCAAATTCATTCTTTAATGTTGATTCATCTGCAAATATATCAAGAGCTGATGCCATTATTGGGTCGTTATCCATTGCATCATAATCTCTGAATATTTCTCTACGAACTTGTTGGTAGGCCATTGATTGAGCCCCGCCAGCCATTTCGTATTGTGTCTTTTGTAGTTTGGTATATCTGTCTCTTAGTGAAGAAAGGTTTGTTCGTTGTCTATCATCAGTATCAACTACCTTTCTTTTACCATCTTTATCGACACGAACAATCGCCTGTGTTGAAAACAGTCGAGTTAACCTACCAAAAAATGAAGTATCTGCCATTTTATTCCTATTTTAAATTATAACCTTTATTTTATTTTTACCACTTTCTACAAGACCAGTATCTAGCTTTGTGTCTTGGTCCTGGATTATCACAATTGTGTCTTGCTCTAAAGTTTTTTCTTGCATTAGGATTAGATTTTCTAATTTTCATAGTTTTTCCTTTTGCAGAACTACCTCCATGACCGAAGTTTACTTTTACTACGTTACCTTGTGGGTTTTTAACGTAAACTTTAAACTTCTTAACATCACCTTGCATTGGTTTACCCAATTTTACTTTTCTACCTTGATATTCAGCCTCGTTGACCTCTGGTTTGTATGCTTTTAAGAACTCAACAATCTCTTTTACATCTTGTTCATTCTCACAATCATACTCTTCGATTTCATCAGCGGTTTCTCTGATTGTATTTACGAAATTTGAATAAAGTGCTTTTGTTATATCTTCCATAATATTATACTCCTTACTTTATAAATATAATCTTTTTATATATTAACCAATTAACCATGTCAAATCTTCTTCTGAATCACCAATTTTCTGTTTCCACGGGTTTGATTCCATACCATCTGGTAAAGAACTACCCCCATAAACAGCACCATGAGTTGCTGTTCCAATTCCACCCAAGGCCTTTTTTGTTAAATCAATACCTTCTTGTCTTAATCTCAAAGCGGTATCTCTAACCCATAATCCGATTGAAAAGCTCATAACCAAATCATCATTATATCCTCTCATTGCTTCTGCTCTATTCCCATTCCATATGAAAGTGAATAATTCATCAACTAATCTACTAGAACGAACTGTTACAGATTTATCTCTGAAATAATCGTCTAACTTTGATATAATAAGTGGTCTTGTTTTAGATGTAGTACTAAATCCTGCAACCATACCTCTTTCCTCGGCACGATATCTATTTGTCATTTGATTTTCTACATCTACATATTTTAAATCCTTACTCATGTAGAATAAGTTTTGATATCCTCTATCAATTACTTGTTGTATAACTGCCCATCCAATATTTGCATTCTCAATCACTAGTAATGCATTATTATAATCGGTAGCAAGTCCAACTAAGAAATTTCCAAAATCTTTTGTATCTAATTTACCTTTATATTCTGCTACTTGAGATGCCTCTTCAATATCAATAACATGACATGCAGAATAATCGGATGAATCACCACGAGCAACATCGGCAACTACCATATAACCTTTATTGTAGTTTGGATATTCCCATTTCCATAAGTTTCCGTCAAATCCACCCTTTTCAACTGGTTCTTGACAAAACGATTCTTTGTAGAACATTAAAAGTTGAGGGTCAATCACAGTATCACCAGAAGAAACGAAATCACAATCACATTCTTGTGCTGCTCCTTTTGGTCCTAGTAATATTTCTTGTTTATCCCTCCACTCTTGGTTTCTTTCTGGATGTACACTCCAATGTAATCTGATTGGGTTAAATCCATTAACTTCTTCTTCTGCCTCTACCCATGTTTTGTGAAAAAAGTTTCCAACACCATTTGGAGTAGAAAGAATAATCGCGTTACCACCAGTCGATAGTGTTGATTGTGCAGATATCCAAATATCTTCAATGTTATCAATAAACGCTGCCTCATCAAACACCAAAAGTGATAATGCTTCAGAACGACCGGCATCTCCACTTGATGAAGTTGCCTTTATCTGAGAACCATTTGAATATCTCAGAGATAATTTGTTATCTTCTACTGTTGTTTGTTTCAACCAGTTAGGTAAGAAATCATTCATTACACGAACCTTCGTTACAAGGTTCTTAGCAACTTCTTGTTTGGTTGCAATTACTAATACATTGAAATCTTGATTAAATAACATCTTCCATAATGCAAATCCTGCAGTTAAAGTTGATATACCAGTCTGTCTTGATTTCAGAATAATATTATATCTGTTTTCTGCAAACCCATCAAGTGTTTTTTCTTGAAATGGAAATAAATGAAAAGGAATTTTACCGCGGACAGGATGTTGTATCATACAATACTTCTTCATGAAGTGTATGGGGTCTTGAGCACATTTCTGATACTCAAGTTTTATAATATCCTTTAGCGATTTTTTTTGACTCATTTATTTTTTTCCTAGTTTCCAATATATAGAACCACCGATGAATGGTTTATATTCACCAAGTTGATTTGATAACCCAAGATTTAAACCATAGATGTTTTGTTTCTTGTTTTTCAATAAAATATTACCACTAAGATTATTTAAACCATTGGTTTGGTCTATACCTGTACCTAATCCAATATAAAATTCATTTTTTGGTAACTCTTTTACAATTGTTGTGTTATATACTGTTGGAATCTTGAAGAACCAATCAATCTCTCTTGATTCTATTGCGTTTTGTGAAATCACATCAGTTAAAATACCAAATCCTAAATCTCCACTTGGTTTATTACCTAATGAATCGGTAACTACCTCTGGAAAGTCATATGTAAGATTTAATGTATCTTTAACCACATACTTTGCATAATAATCTTTGATAACAGCAAGTGAATCAATATCAACTGGTATTTCCACTTCTTTGATTACTTCTTTTGTGATGTACTTTGGAACGTACTTCGTTACTTTGACTTCTTTTTCAACAAATACAGTATCAGTTTTTTGTTCTAACAACTCAAACTTCTCTCCATCTATTTCTACAATTTCTTTATCACCGTAATCCGAACCACACCCTCGCAAAAATAGTATAATACCAACTAAAAGAAGGATTAATATCTCTCTCCATCTTTTAATTAATAAACTAAATATAATGCTCATAGTTTTTCTCCTTTAATTTTGTAAAATGCTCTTCCCTGGCCTCTACAATTTCTTCAATTTCTTTTTTACTTTTTGCAACAAAATCTCTCATCTCTTGTTTCATCTCTTCAACGGGTCTAGGTAACACATATGAGTTAACTACTTTCCCTTTATCATCGATTTCATCATATTGTTGTTTTAATTCAGAGATATCGGCCTCAATTTTATCGATAACCATCCTTCCCTCTTTAATTCTGTTTGTATAAATATGATATGCAGCAAATGATTCAAGTAATCCATGTTCTTTTAAATCCAATTCTAGTTTTGACATACAATCTATACAGTAACCAAACTGTTTTATAGATTTTAGATGATTAGAAGTGTAGTTTCCAACATTTGGACACTCTTTATTGTTACAAGTATTAAGTTTTGATAAATATTTTCTTATTGCTTGGAAGGTTTCACTATTCTTACCAGTTTTTATGGTATATCCTTCCTTTTTTTCGTATTTGTGAGTTTCATCTTCCCACTTATCCCCTACATTGTGGGTTTCTTTTGCTTTTGTATATCCAACAGTAGTTTTTTTATCATACTTACCTGTCTGAACCATATCCACCAACTTTCTACGAGTTGGGTGCATAAACTTTTTCTTAAATTCTTTACCCATTATTATACATTAGGTTATGTTATTGTATATAAATATATAAAAATAGAGAAACCGAAAATTTAGAAGAAAATACCAAGTATTTGGTTTACTGATGCAAATGTGCCTGTAAGTTTGAATGTTTTACCATTATATAGAAATACTATACCTTCATTTGGAACTATTTTTTTAGTCCCACCAATAGAATTCAATCTACCTAACTCTAATTTTAGTTTTTCTATCTTTTTAGGGTCAGCTGATTTCTTAACATCTTTGATTGTTTTATCAATTCGTTTTTTCATATCACGAACTGCCTTATCAGGATTAACAGTAAGGGCAGATGAAGTAAATTCTAATACTTCAGCACCTAAACCTAAGAATATCTGTTCGAACTTCATTAAGTTCTTCTTACCAATCTTCTTTTGGTCATCTTTATCTATCTTTTTAGCCCATTCTAATGTTTTTTCATCAGTAATGTTCTTTTTATCTAATCTAAACTTCTTATCAAAGAACGCCCATCTCTTAACTAACCCCATTTTGGTTTTGTTATCGAGTGTTGATGGAGAATTCTTATCAACCCATTGTTCCCACCACGCTTGATGGTAGTTTGCAACACCATCTGTATCCTTTAATCCAAACTCTTTTTGTAATTTAGATATCTGTGATGAGTATTTACTACGTTTTTTTGATAAAT